CTCCAAAACCAATCAGTATGCTTTTTGTTTCAATGCTGAAGGTCAGCATGCTGATCATTCACCAAAATTCACCGACGACCCCCCAAAACCCCGCGAATCGTTCATCGGATTTGATGAATCGCCACAGAATGCGACGCATTCGCATCCATCGAGCGTGCTTTGCCCCTTAATCGGTCCAATCAGGCTCTCATCCCCCTATCTGTCCCTGGTAATCTCTCAGGGTCCAGTCTTTGACCCCGTATTCCCGCATCACTCCCCGGCTTTCAAGTCCGGTCTTCACGCTGTGACAGTCGGGACACAAGGATTGAAACCGGTTGACCCTGAATGCATCGGGTCCAATGGATCGCCAAGGCCAAACATGGTCGACCACGCTAGCAGCGCGAATCAGTCCTTGATCCTTGCATGCTGCACACAATGGAAAGCGGGAAAGCTGCGCCTGCCTCATCGTTTGCCATGCCCTAGTCTTGTAAAGGTGCAAGTCTTCCCGGCTTGGAGCTTGCCTGCGAGTCGGGGCATGGTCTGCACACAAAGATGATCCGGGCGCACTAGAGTGAGTGCAGCGAAGGACAGAACACCTAGCACGGGGGACTGTTGGCATAGGGTAAACACCTAGACTGCGGTTGTTCTGGATGTTCTACCATCGGGGCATCGCACCAATCCCTGGTGCGTCAACGTGGAGTCCTAGCATGATTGACAAGGCTTTCAACATCATCGGGCTGGCTTGCCTAGCCGTTTTTGGCGCTGGCTTGCTGGCGATGATGGCAATTCTTGGTGCGACCTATATCAGCATGTTCGTGCTGTGACTATGAAAACCCGTCCCATTGACATCGTTTTTGCTTGCCTATTCGGTATCGCTCTAGGATGCTTGATAGGCTTTTCCCTTTGATCTTTTCTAACTTTGATGGAGTCTAAACGTGAAAAACCCGTATCGTTCAATCCTTCGCTCGCTTGGTTTGTCCTATCGTCCTATTCTTGGTGAGTCTTCCACAAAGACAATCAAGGGAGAAAAACTAAATTTTCTCACGGGGATTCTGTACCTCACCCCAGACGACGAATTGTGCCCCCATGCTAGGTTGGCGGGCTGTATGGAAGCTTGCCTGAAATCTGCGGGTCGTGGGGCTTTCAATTCTGTACAGAAAGCCCGCGCTGCAAAAACTGCATTTTTTCGGGAGCATCGGCAAGCTTTCATGCTGTCACTTTGTGCCGATATTTGGACACTAGTTCAGAAAGCCCGCCGGATTGAAATGTTCCCCCTTGTCCGTCCTAACGGTACGTCAGATATCCCATGGGAGAATATCGAAGCTTACGATGGAAAGACAATTTTCCAATTGTTCCCTGACGTAATGTTCTATGACTATACGAAGCATCCATCCCGCAAGCTTGCGACGAAAACAATAGGTAATTATGACCTTACCTATTCGTTTTCTGCGATAACCCCTAAGCCGATTTCAATCAAGGGGCTGACGAATCCTGATAACAAACGGGTTGCGGTAGTCTTTCACAAAAGGGAGGACATCCCGTCATCTTTTAGGGGATGGCCTGTAATTGACGGGGATGACACCGATGTTAGGCATATCGAACCCCAAAAAGTTGTTGTTGCCCTGTACGCTAAGGGCAAAGCCCGTCAAGATCAATCCGGGTTCGTTCAAATCAAGGGGGTGCACTATGCATGATGCTGATTACGTTCAAAGCCTGAAAGATGCTCTTCTATGGGCACTCACTCAGATAGAAGACTCACTTGATCCAGATCATCAGGCAGCTCTTGAGGCTTCCTATGCATTGTTGGAGGGTTGACCATGCACACAATCAAGCCCGGTAGCATTGGCGTAATGCTTGACGACGATGTCCCTACGATGTGGGAATTTTTGGGCTACCGCAGCCCGTCCATCGGTCACTTTCGCAACATCGTCAACGGCGGACAATGGGACCGAGACACTAGTCTTTTTTGGCCCTTGATAGACTCCCTCCCCTAGTCTTTCCCTCTCAAAAATGCCCGGACCCGATCCGGGTTTTTTTGCGAGTGAAAACGAAGTGAGCGCTCACATCTTATCGGTCAACCATGCCCCTATGGCAAGCCCGCCAGCAAGCCCCGCCAGATCAAGCCCGCAAGCCCGCCCGCTAGTCCTATCAAGCCCCGAATCCTCCCCTTTCCCCATGTCCGATGCCATGAAAGCCCGCCACGATGCCCCGTTGCCAGAATGCCCCGAAAAGCCCATTGGAGCCCCTATGCGGCCCTGTCGCGGTTTTGCATACCCGTATACCTCAAAACCCACTCGGTCAACCTGAGCGATTCTGGCGCGTTTTAGGCGGATTAGGGTTTACCCTATTAGGGTTTACCCGATGTTAGTGGTTACTGACGTACCTAGCAAATATGGTTACCCCACTACGCATTCTTAAAAGAAAAAATTGAAAAATAAAAACTGCCTTACTTTTTCTTAGCTAGGCACACTTTTTTTGCAGACAGCCGGTTCTGGATAATCTTTTTTCTCACCTTTGTACCCAGAAGCGTACGATGCTCTAGCAACCTGTAGAGCCTTTGCTTTTGTTGGGAATGGGCCTTGAGTGCCCCACATCCAGCCTTTGACTGTCTTTCGTAGTGGCATGGTCAGCTTTGCGTTTGTTGCGTTTGGTGGCGATCTTTCCACCACTTAATCACTGATTTGGGCTCATACCAAACTCTGTTCTTGCCAGCAACGCAGTGCCCAAGTGACTTCGCCGTGATCTTCCCAGGCGCTGATTCATGCGCTAAATCATGCAACAGTTTCTGAGAAGTTATCCACAAGATATCCGCGATCTCAGTGACAATCTTCAGAGGCTTTCTGCCTTTTGGGGGATATTTATCTAGCCTCATGCCTTTTTTACTCTGAAAAGATAAGGACTCTTTTTAGGCATAGCTCCCCCAAGGGTGATAGCACGGAGTCTATCTTCCCTCTCCCGGTCTTTGATAGACCATCAACATAGAAGAAATAAAAAAAAGACCCAAAGTCCCCTGGAGGCAGCGATTCCTTCGATAGCTTGTTTGTCTCACCACTTGCCAAGCTATCTTCTGCGGTCCCTCACTGACAGGCCGCTCGGCTACGCTTCCGGGTGGAGGAAGGCCGGTGTTTCTCGGGTTCAGCCCATGCAGGCCAATCAGCTAACGCGCCCTGACGGGTGTGGCGCATCAAGCAAAAAACCCTTATTGAGAGATACGGGCCTTAGGCTTGGTTTGCCGCAACATGGTTGGTCACAACACCTTCCATGCGCTTTGACGAAGCCCGCCCCCTCAATAAGGGTTCGGATGTCGCAGTTGTGTGCTTCTATCGGGTTACCAATCCGACAGATGCGCGAAGTCTAAGGAAGTCCACAGAACTTGTCAAGCACTAGGGTTTTCACCTATGTTCAAGGTCTTTGACAATGCCAGAATTTAACCATGGACGCACTACCACCTTGGGTTGATAGAGAAGCCTGGGAAGGCTTTGTAGAGATGAGGAAGGCGATGAAGCGCATTCCTTTTACCGGCAGAGCAGCAATGCTGGTGCTTAAAGAACTCTACGCATTGAAGGCCGCTGGGCATGATCCCAATGCCTGCCTGGATCAATCAACAGTCAACGGCTGGAGGGATGTGTTCCCGCCCAGGCACAAGGACATCCAGAAGGTTAATCAACCTGACAATGCTTTGTTGAAGATTAAAGAGGATGAAAAACTGTCGGCTCCGATGCCTGACAAGGTTCGTGAAATGCTGAAGATCAAGAGGGTTGCCTAATGCAAGTTGTTTATCAAGGTGTTAAGTTTGAAGTCGAGTTCTACGCTGACAAAGGCCACCCAGGTTCGTATTGGGAGCCTCCTGAGCCTCCTGAGTTTTACATGACATCGATTCAAATCAACAATGTTGAGATGATTGATTGGTTTACTGTTGGGTTTGTCAGTGAGTTTGAGAACTTCTTAATTCAACTTTTGAAAGAGCCAGATGAGTACTAACTTGAGAACCGCCGCCCAGCAGGCGCTGGAGGCGTTGGAGAACAGTTCGCCGGACCAGTACCCAGAAGACGCTGGCGTGTTCTACGATGCTAAGGACGCCCTGCGCGCCGCGCTGGAGCAGCCGGAGCCATGTCAATACCCAGACTGCGTGGACAACGGGCCCGAAGGCAAATGCACACGCTGGCTGCTGGCTGAGTGCTCAAAGAGCGAAGACTACAAACCCCATCGCCCAGCAGAGCCGGAGCAGGAGCCGGTGGCTTGGATCAATCCCAAAAATTTGCAGGGGTTGACGTTGGGGCTCTACGGGTATGCCGAAATCTACACGGATGAGTCACAAGGGCGCGTGCCTCTCTTCACCCACCCACCCCGCCGCGAATGGCGCTCGTTGAGCGAGGAGGAGATTGAAGACCTGCGAGATGACCGTTATTTCAGATTCGCCCGCGCCATCGAGGCCGCTTTAAGGAGCAAGAACCATGACTGAACAACCCGAAGCACTTCGTCTTGCCGACATCATTGAGCAAGACCCAACAACCACTTGGGGCTACCGAGAAGCATCACATGCTGCCGCTGCGGAACTGCGCCGCCTGCATTCGGTGAATAACGAACTCGCTGCTGCATTGCGCCGCCTCATTAGCTACTGCAACACGCTGGAGAACCGACTGATGGAAGCAGATGGAGAACACCCTGCAATGCAAGAAGCAAAGGAAGCGTGCGCCAAAGTGGAGGGGAAGGCATGAAATACGACATCACCCGCATGGCGCGGGAGGCTGGGTTTCGGTTTTCTGATGAGGAAGGCCCGCTAATGGCGAATCACGCCGAGTGGCAACGCCAACTGTTTGAACTCTTGGCCGCCCTTGTCCGTGCAGATGAAAGAGAAGCCTGCGCGAAGGTATGTGAAAGCCTGTTTGATCTTGATGATGATTCATGCAGTGAGGCCGAACAGTGCGCCGCCGCCATCCGCGCAAGGGGCAACCCATGAAAATATTTACAGTCCAATGGTCAAGTTCTGGAAACGCAGAAAGCGGCACTGTAGTTGTAAAAGCAAATAATATCGTAGAGGCTCAAAATAAGTTTTGGGCGTGGTTACAAAAGCGTCCAGTGTTTGAGCATATGTGGAATCTTACGTTTCAGTTTGCAGAAGTTGCCAAGGAACAAGAGGTTATTGAATGATCTCCTGCATGGGCGGTTGGTGCCATAAACGAGATCAGTGTTTTTACTACCACAATGAGTCAAAAATTCTTATTGAGCGAGTATGCGAGTACAACAAGTTCCATCTTTATTGGACTGATTCATTTCTGCCACTAACACCATGTACCGTGAATTTGTACTCCGAAACCCGGATGTCTGGACAGGATTCTGTGCAATCATCAAAGGAAACGCCCAGGCTTTTGCAGATAAAGGAACCCCAATCCGACTGATAGTTACTACTGAAGAAGCCAAACGCAATACTGCTCAGAATGCTAGGTTGTGGGGTTATCTGTACAAGACGATTTCTCAGCAGGCATTCGTCAATGGCAAGCAATATGACTCAGACGTTTGGCATGAAATGTTTGCGCGTAAGTTTGGCGTATGCGATGAAGTAACTCTGCCTGATGGTGAAATAATCACCCGCAGAAAGTCAACTACTCAAATGTCTGTAACTGAGTTTGGTGAGTATATGGAGAATGTGCAGAGTTATGCGGCTATGAATCTAGGAGTTGTGTTTGAACAATAAACTCAATCCTGCCGAGCGTAGGCACCTTGCTATGGTTAAGGTTCTACCTTGTAGTGTCTGTGATGCGCCTGGGCCTTCAGAGGCTCACCATATCGTCCAGGGGCTTCAGTACACCTGCGTAGCCCTCTGTCCTGAATGTCATACTGGTCCGCGAATGGGCTGGCATGGACAGCGGTTTGCCTGGAAGATTCGCAAGATGGAAGAGATTGATGCTTTGAATATAACGATTAAGCGGCTATGTCTAACTTAGAACTTCTACTCCTCGACCAACTCCGCGCAGCAGGCATAGAAGAGCCTGGGCTTGAGCACAAGTTCCACCCTAAACGCCGCTGGAGGCTGGACATGGTTTGGCCTGCTCACATGCTGGCCGTTGAGGTCGAGGGCGGAACATGGATTGGGGGTCGCCATACCAGAGGTTCCGGTTTCGAGAAAGACGCCGAGAAGTACGCCGAAGCTATGTGCCTGGGCTGGAGGGTTCTCCGAGTTACAGGCTCTCAAGTCTGCACTGGAAAAGCCCTGAAGTGGATTCAACAACTTAGGGAAAACACCTACTCTCACGTTAAAATTTAACCTCCACAATCTAACCGTCACAAGACACGAAAGGACACAAGATGTTTCTATCTATCAATGGTGTTTGCGCTTTGCTGGGGACTACTCGCGGCAAGGTTCATAAGTACATGAAGCAGGGCCAGTTTCCGCTTCCTATCCAGACCGATACCAAGATGGTCTTTTGGGACAGGGAAGTTGTATGTACCTGGGAAGAGCCTAAGAAGCAACCCAAGGTAAAGGTCGCCAAAGAGCGTAAGCCTGTAGTACCCAAGTACCGTGACGGTGAGAACACTTGGTCTGGTCGCGGCATCATGGCTAAGTGGCTGAAGACTCACATTTCCAATGGTCGCTCTATTGATGAATTCAAGGTATGAAAGTCTACAAAGCAATCAATCAGGTTCAGAAGTCTTTAGCCAAAACAGGCATCACTAAAGACCGCAAGAACCAGCAGCAGAACTACACGTTTCGCGGCATTGATGATGTCTACAACGCTTTGTCCCCTCTGCTTGCAGAAGCTGGACTTTGCATCCTCCCTCGCGTACTAAGCCGAGAGGTTGCCGAGCGTCCGTCTTCCAAGGGAGGGATTCTGTTCTACGTTACTGTTGAGGTCGAGTTTGACTTCATCAGCGCAGAGGACGGATCAAAGCACATCGTCAAGACCTACGGCGAAGCGATGGACTCAGCAGACAAAGCTACCAACAAGGCAATGTCTGCTGCCTACAAGTACGCTGCGCTCCAGGCTTTTGCGATACCCACTGAAGGCGATAACGACTCTGAGTCTGATTCACATGAAGTAGATGCGGTCTACAAGGCTTTCGAGGACGAACACCTACCCAAGCTTAGGGATGCCGCTTTGGAGAGCGTAAAAGCCCTTCAGAAGGCTTTTGGAGCCATTCCTGCCAGCCCGATGAAGGCGAAGCTCTGGGCCACTCACGGTCAGTCACTGAAGAATGCAAACAAGAACTGAGTGGTTCACTACTGTCAGCCCCGTCCGAGTAGGAGTCTATGAAAGGAAGTTTCAGACATGGAAAAACGAACCATTGCTGAGATTCTCCTACTGGGATGGAAAGCATTGGTATCTAGGTGCCGAGACTCCAGGCGAAGCAGCGCTGAGAGTCAACCTCGGACCAACCCTTGCACAGAACCTCCCGTGGAGGGGTGTTGTACGGGACATTGCAATCAAGGAAGAACATGCAACAGACGCCTGAATGGTTTCAGCAAAGGGTAGGCAAGGCAACTGCGTCTCGGATTAAGGACATCGTTGCCAAGACCAAAACTGGAGCATCAGCTTCTCGAAAGAACTACGCTGTCGAGTTGGCTCTTGAGCGACTCACCGGGTCCAAAAGAGAAGGCTTCACCAACGCGGCGATGCAGCATGGGATCGATCAGGAGCCTTATGCAAAACTTGCATACGAGAACCGCACTGGTCAACTGATTCAGGACGTAGGGTTTATTGACCACCCGACGATTCCAATGTCAGGCGCGTCTCCTGATGGTTTCCCAGGGGAAGGCCTGATTGAGATCAAGTGCCCTAACTCAGCGACTCACCTAGACAACCTGCTTCGCGGATCGGCTGACCCCGAATACCTGCCTCAGATGTATTGGCAGATGGCTGTGACGGGTAGACCTTGGTGTGACTTCGTGTCCTTCGATCCAAGGTTCCCTGAGCACCTCCAGTTGGCGATCTATAGGGTAAACACTGATGCCCAGAAGATCAAAGAACTTGAGAATGAAGTCTCTCAGTTCTTGACTGAGGTTGATTTGATTGTGGAGAAACTTAATGGAATCACAGTGCCATCAAATAGTTGAACTTCTCCGACAGGGGCCTGTCACGCCACAGGATGCCCTGCAAAAAGTTGGGTGTTTTCGTCTTGCTGCGCGTATTCATGAACTACGCAAAGCAGGATACGACATCCGGCAGGTTATGAAACAACGCAATGGCAAGCAGTTTGCCGAATATCACTTGAAGGAAGAATGATGCGATTGATTGGAAATTGTCGTTTGGGTAAAGATGCCGAGATTCGCTCTACCCGTAGTGGCGTGACCGTGGCAAACTTGGTGCTGGCTTACAACTACGGTCAGAAGGATCGTGACGGCAAGAAGCCTTCGCAGTGGATTCAAGCCTCGTTATTTGGTGAGCGGGCTGACTCTCTTGCGCCGTTTCTTGGCAAAGGGACGCTGATCTTTGTGGACATGCGAGACATCCACATTGAGGTCTACGAGGGGAAAGACGGCAAGACCTACCACAACATGCGCGGCACCATCGATGCCTTGGAGTTTGTGGGCAAAGCAGAGAAGACCGCTGGGGCTAAGAAAGGCACCCGCGATGATGATTGGGATGACATGGACACGCCTTTTTAGGATTGATCATGTTCACTAAACCTGACGGAACCAAATCCAAGAACGCCCCGCCTTGCTGGCCTTTCGGTACGGTAAAACCTCCGACCAAGAAAGAACTGCAAGACCAAATATTGAGGGAAGCAGATGAAGCACTTCTATGACGCAGCCACAGGAGAGATGTGCTTCAGCATGGCTCTGCTGGCGATGAAAAACGGAAAGCAAGTCCGTCGAAAAGCATGGCATGGAACAGAATTCATCAGCATCAATTTCCTGATGCATCTTTCTTACTGCAACCTGCGTTCTGACGACATCCTGGCTATTGATTGGGTGGAACTCTATGACTACTAAAGCACTTCTACGACACGCCAAAACTCTTTTCCACTGCGGTATTCCTCACTTGGATCGCCACAACCAACGCGCCTGGGTGCGCTCGGTTATCCGCCTGGGGGACCGCTGGTTACTCAAAAAGCATGTTCACCGCATCCAACATCTATAAGTATCCTCCTATGCCAGCAACAGGAACTGAAAGCCGAGTCTGCGTAGACATCGTTAGGCGTCAGCAGATGGGCATCGCTAAGTACGGCACTACCGTATCTGAAAACCCTCTGGAGTTGCGCCAATGGGTCCAACATGCCTATGAGGAAGCATTGGATCAGGCGATCTACCTCAAAAGAATCATGGAGAAGCTGGATGAATCCAATCGAATCGGTTGAGCAGTGGGTCGAGGGTGTAGGACACCAGTTCCACACAGAACTCTACACATCCCTAGTTCTGGAAGAGGCTAAAGAGATGCTGGAGTCGCTCCAGTGTCCTTCTCTATCCGTAGAGCTTCGCAGAGCCATAGGAGTCCTAGATGGCGCGTCTTTTTCCATTAGGAAAGAACCGATTGACATGGATGCGAACCCTGTCGAGCTTCTTGATGCATCACTTGATCTTGCTTGGGTATCTCTTTGTCTGGCTTATACGCTTGTTGGGCCTCGCCTTGGTAGTGCCTGGGCAGAGCTTCATCGATCTAACATTTCGGATAAGCAGGTGGATGGACGATTTCAGAAGGCACCATCGGGGAAGGTTCTGAAGCCTGAAGGATGGAAGCCTCCTAACTTCGAGCAATTCCTATGAAGGTCATCATGCAGTTCAACCTGCCAGATGAGGCTTTACAGGTCGAGCAAGCCTTCAAAGCAGGCATTGCATGGGCAGCACTCTGGTCTGCTGACAATCGGCTTAGAAACGCTCTAAAGCACCTTGATGACCCTGAGCAGTTTCGAGATGCAATGATCGAAGTCAGAGAACTCATCCAAGACGCACTGGGGAAGATTGATGAGTAACGTAGCAAGATGTGATGGAATTAAATACCATGATGAAAACTGGGGATCGTGGCTTGATGACAGATGTTTCGGCTGCCAAAGAAGGTCCTTTCCGTCTGGGCAATGGCAAGTTTGGATGTCGCCTTTCACAGGCTCCGGCCCCTGTCCCTATAAGATTGAGAATCCTGACTCTCCTGCAAGAACTTGGCCCCATGACAGCCAGAGAGTTGGCAGAACAGTTAAAGATTAAGCACGTTAATCAGATAGCCGCCGCTCTTCAGGGATGTGACCACTATCACATCTCAGGCTATCGGCGTGACGAAGACGGTGGGAGGCTGTATCCTCGCGCACTCTACGCTTATGGCCCAGGTAAAGAAGCTAAGAAGCCTCCTAAACTGAGCAGACAAGAGTACAACAAACGCTCAAAAGCAAAGATGCGGAAAACTGTGTCTAGCGTCTGGGACTTGGGAATCTTTTACGAGGATCGAAGAAAACATGCGCTGTCCAACATGCGGAGTCTGGACGTTTGTACTTGAAACTCGAGGGGAAAAGAGGAGGCGTGAGTGCGCGAATCAGCACAGGTTTACGACAGTCGAGAGCATCACCGAGCAGAGTGTGAAGCCAGATTCGTCCTCTCAATGCCAAAGGGAAACCGTAAAACGTACCTTGAGGGTATTGAAAAAGCTAGAGGTAAATCTGGCCGTGAGTATCTAGAGAAGTACATCATGGCCGAGTGGGCGAAAAAAAAGCCTCCGAAGAGGCTTTAAGGCTTTGCAGCCGACAGGAGAAGTTACAGCATAGCGGCTTCTGCCTGTCGGCGCAAGGTCAGTCCTCGAAGAACTCTACCTGCTGCCTTGTTCCATTTCACTATCTCTTCCTTGGCACCTTGCCAATCCTGCGCGTCAACTCTCTTCTTCAGAGTTGAGACACGATAGTTGCCAAGCCCGCAGTTGTAGCAGAACGAGATGATGGCAGCGAACTGGCGAGGTTGTGCGTTTCTCAAGCCGGGTGACATCCTAAGCGCACCAACAGCAAAGTGAGCCACCTCGGCAGATAGCCTAGAACGTGCCGCCTCAAGGCTCCAAACGGTGCCTGGGCGGATATCTGGGCCTGTTGAGCCCCAACCTATCGTCCAAGGTTCTGCGTTCGTTCCTGGATCAGGATAAGCAAGGCAACCACCGTCAGGTAGCTTTTTGTGATAGCCCTCGAAAGGCTTGATCAAACCCTCCGTCGCTAGGTCAATCGCCTCTTTCACTTCTGGTACTTCTCTAGACTTCTTCCAACGTACCAAAATGCCAAAATCATGTTGAGCATGGCAAAGTCATCTGGGCTCCAACCCTTGATGACCACATCCTGCCAGGGCGCACCAGAAGAGATAGCGATAGACAAACCCGCAATCTTTACCGCTGCGTACATCCCAAAGAGCGCCCAAGTGATCCCAGGTCGAACTAGGGCAGACACCGCAGACACAAACTTACCGGCTTCTCTGGCTGTGGTGGACTGTTCCTTAAAAGCCTCTTGGATAGCCTTAAGTTGCTCAGTCGAGTAGTCCACATACTTCTCTTCCATTCGGAAGTTACCCTTGACCTTTTCGAGGTCGGTCTGAAGCGTGAACATGGCAAGCTCATGCTTGCGCTCATCTTTTTTGTCTAGCCACTTAAGAACCTCTGGAGCGAGTCGGAATAGCCCACCAAAGATGGAACCTATAACTCCGCCGCCGACCATCTCAATCATGCTAACCCCGTTTTCTTTGCCACGAACATGCAGAGCAGTCCGATAGCCCCCCAGGTCGCTCGGTCCATCCAAACGCTCACACGCTTGTTTGCAGGGACGTAAGCCTCTAGGGATGAGACTCGCTGTTCGACGCGCTCTAGAGCCTGGAAAGCCCGTTCCTGAGCCGCTGCTGCTTGAGTTTGGCGCTCTTCAATCAGAGCCAGTTTCGTAATCGCCGCCGTCAGGTCTTTCAGAACAGATTTCATTTCCCCCACATCTTCGTGGAGAACCTGCAATTTGTGAGAAAGCAAATCTTCTGACATATCACGCCCACATACGTACAGGGTTTTTGGGGAAGACTTGGAATGGCTCCAATTCCGGCACAGGCTCAGTATGCCGCACATTGACATGCCAACCATCAATCGGATCCATTTCAGGCACCGCATCTCCGCTGCTATCCTCAGCAGGCAGCACGTTGCCCGTGGGCTTGTAGATGGTGCCGATAACATCCACCGCCGCGTACTTGGGCACCAAGACCGTCTCGACCACGTCGCCCTGGACGCTGGTCTGCTCGGTAAACAGCACCTCGTTGGCCTCGGCTTCGTCGGTGAATTTCAGGAAGTAGTCCGTGTACATGGGCACCTCGTTGAATGGGTCGAAGGGGTCGGGGGTCATGTTGTGATGGCCTGAATGTGTGACGGCAAGTCGCCTCTGCGGCGCATTCCAAGCACTTGCGACGGGTGAATACCTAACGCCCGAGCCACATCAGCTTGGATCATTCGTTCATCACCAACCTGATACCAGACATTTGTGCGCTGGTTGCGGGCTTGTTCCGAAACTGACGCCCAACGGCAGTTTTCAGGGCTGTAGTCTGCGTTGACATCAATGCGGTCAAGCGTATATCCGTCTGGGCGCTCCCTCATGTCCGCAAAGAAGTTCTCAAACGAATCACGCCACCTGTCGCACACCTTGATGCCGCGTGCGCCGTAGGCATAGAAGCGATTGTTGTCCTCGTTGTAACACCTGTCTTTCATAGTGCGCCACGAACGGTATGCGCCAGTTAGGTCATTACATGAAGCCGCGCCATGTTTGTAATTGACCTTTGCGATTTTTTCGTCCCGAAGGCAGCCGCATGACGTTGTATTGCCTGTCTGAAGATCAGAACCGTTCAAGGTAACTTCTTTGCCGCACTCACAAGCGCAGACAAAGAGCGTCCGTCCTTTAAGTGGAACAATCCTGCTCTTGACCGTCAAACGGCCAAACAAGCGCCCAGTAAGATCGATGCGTGGTTTTGCCATGACTAGCTCGTTATGCTGACCAATTCGGCATTGCTCAGACGGCGGGGGTAGTAGGTGATGCGGCGGAGGTAGCCGTTAAGGTTGTTGCCAGCAACGCGTTCACCCAATCGCAGGCGATCTACTGTTGGAATTGTCCCGAGGGTGTCAGTTGCTACTGTTCCACCATTGGTTGATACAGCAAAATCGTTGACTTTGTAAGCGCCTGCCGTGCGGCGATTTACTGCCGCATTGCTGGGGTATAATGCCGCTTGAGAAGCGCCTCCCGCATTTACTTCAAAAGATGCCAAACTGGCTGTTACATAGCCAATTTGCATTGCGTTGTTTACGGTCCCATCAGTAAATGCCGCAGTAATCGGAAACGAAATTGCCGGCACGGTGTAAGCGATAGCAACATCTGCAAACAAAGTCCCCTCTGTCGCGTTATACCAAGGGCTCAGCGTATTCACTGAAGCCAAATCAACTGCACGGGTCAGCGCGGTGGTGGTGGTGGGGATGACGGAGGTGGCAAACGCACCGAGTTCTAGCTGGGGCAGGCCGATGCGCAGGGTGATGTCGATGGCGACGCCGGAGGAAAACGAAACAGACACCCCTGGCTGTAAGTTCGCAGTCGTCGCATCAGCAAGCGTGATCGTGCTTGAAAACCTTTGCAGCGTTGACGTCAGCGAGGCCTTGTTGTCACCGCTGGTGCCGCTGTCAGCAGACGCAGCGCCACCGCTTGTGCGGCCCGTCAGTCGCACAGCGTTGATTGCCGTGATGTTGGTTATGCTTCCAGCCACAAGCGCCGTGTAAGTGCTCCCGGTCCATGTCTGACCAGAGGACGCCGAAATACCGCCTGTTGATGGTTCACATGCGTATACGACGCCGGTTGTGGACGTTGTGCCCGAAAGCTGGATGTCCACGTAAGTGATGCCATTGGTTGTGCCAGTACCAACCACGGTCTGTGTCAACGTACCAAGCCCTGCACCAGTGACAACCCAGTTCGTAGGCAACGTCCCCGGCGTCCCAGCCACCGCACCCACCATCGTGTTATTGCGGATGGAATTGGTGCGGGACTCCTCAATCAGCAGCCCCTGAGCCGCCAGCGTGCTGGGGTCGTAGTCGAAGCGTGGGGCGTCAACGGCTGCTGATGTCAGCACACCAGCCGAGTTGAAGAACGTTGCCGTGCTGGCACGGGTGAAGGTGATGATGTCGGAGAAGTTTTTCGTGACGAGTGCCATGATGTTTCCTCGTCAGGTGGTGATGGCCTGGAGATCAGCGTTACTGAGCCTCCGAGGGTAGTAGGTAAACCGCCTGAACCACCCATTCAGTGCAAAACCATCAGTACCCGTAAATCCAAGGTTTACATCTGTGATTGTGGGCATTGGGCTAAATGATGTTTGCGTGGCTACAGCCTGACCACCACCAGACAGAGCGCAGTCATTAACTTTTACACCTAAAGCCACTTTTATTATTTGACCTTCTGTCAGTGCTGGTGATGGTGTTATGGCTATGTCTTTAGTCGCTCCGTCGCGCAACACAGCGACGTATTGATTGGTGCCGCTTTTTCTTATCCTGTAGCCAACGCCAGCAGCGCCTGAAAAAGTCACAGGGGTCTGCGTTACATTCAATCTGGCAGTGAACTCCGCATACAACGTCCCAGCACTCGCGTTATACCAAGGCGACAACGTATTCACCGACGCCACATCAGCAGAGCGCGTGAGGGCTGTGGTCGTGGTGGGGATGTAGCTGGTGGGGAAGGCTCCGGCTTCGACCTGAGCGCCCCAGAGGAAGATGCTGCTGTTGATTGATGACGAACTGTTGTCTGTGTTGGTGGCAAAGATATTTACCCCAAGCGTTGTGATCGTGGTTGTCGTCACTGTCAAAATACAGCGATACCAACCATTGCTTATTGCTTGGATTGACTTAGCACTGAACAGGACGTTTCCAGAGCCCGCGCTGTTTGTGCCTGTTACGCCTGTGTTTAGGTCAAACCAACAATTTACCAATCCACCAACCTCAAACCGTAAAAAGTTAGAGGCATTCTTCTTTCCAAACACCGACACAGTTATTGTCGATCCCGCGGTGAATGATTGCGAGGTTTGAGATGTTGTCGCCCCAGCAACATTAATCAGCAGCGTGTCGCCGTTTGTTCCGCCGTCAGGCGATGCGGTGGAATTTGCGGTAATGGTGACGTTTGTTTGTGTCCACGTTGTCGTGAAGTCCGCGCTCTGCAACAGCAGATTCGTCCTCGACTCCTCAATCAAAATGCCTCTTCCAATATACGTTGACGGGTCGTAGTCGAATCTTACTTCGTTAGTCGCCGCTGTCGTCAAAATGCCATTAGCCGCAAAATACGTTGCCGTACTCGCACGGGTAAACGTGATGAGATTTGAGAACGATTTTGCTATCAGAGGCATATTACACCTGTACCAAGAACAAACCTTGTTCTGTCGGAAGTTCCCATCTTTGATAACTCAAATTGATGAAATCTAGATTCAACGCAACACCAGTGGCGTATGAGTTATCCATGTTGGAAAACTCAAGCACTAAAGTTCTATCAACAGATGGTCCGAGGATTGGATCGGCTTCAGACACCAATCCAGTAATTCCAACCGTTGCAACCGGATTGGTTACAACAGGCTGAACAGTTGGTCGAACTGCTGCTTTGACCAGCATATCAAGACTCGGTAAAGACGCCTACGTTCACACCACCAGAAGTAATATCTGGTCGAGCAACAAAGAAAGTCCCAGGACTAGTCAACGAAAGCGAAGGGACTTCAGCGCTCAAGGTTGCTACCTTCACGCTTGCGCTCGGAGTCTTCTGATACAGCGTAAAGCTAAATGCAGAAGGAATCGTTGAAGCAGAGAACATAGCCACCGTGAATGCCGTGTACTGAGGAACAACGATGTCCACAGAATTTGCAGCACTTTGACCAGCAGCAAGAATAGTCGTTTGAGGCATTTTCTTTCCTTACACCGTCGCTTTGATGACGACAAATCCTAAAGTGATTGATTGCGCCAAAGGAGCGCCACTGACGTTTTCAATGCAAATTCCACAAGAACCCGCAGAAACACTGTCGGTCCACACATGATACGAGGAATCACCGCCACCAGATTTTCTGTTCACTACAACAACATCGTTGGCTTCAATCGATGTGTTGTTAAGTATAAACCTAGCAATCGCTCCAACCAAGAGATTTGAGGCATTCACTACAACCTGACCGCTTGGGGCATTGAGCGTTACGGCAGTCGTCTTGCTGGTAGCTTGAGTGACAGTCCCACCAACAGAATAGCCTGTCTTGGCTAGGAAGTAACTCTGGTTCTGCCACAGAGTCCCGTTGTAGATCAGAATCTGACCAGATGTCGGAGCAGTGATCTGGACATCGTGAATCTCATCTAGCTCATATCCGTTCTGGGCGCGGACATAGATTTGGCCGTTGCCAGCGTTAGCCCTCTCGACCACACCAAGATAGACAAGATGGTTAGGCGCAGCAGGCTTAACTCTTGTCAGAGAACCTGGGCTAGAGCCGAGATATAGGGTGTCGCCTTCAGCGTAAGCACCGGTATTGACTCCTTCCAAGACACCTTGACACATCACAAAGCCAGCCTGATTGGCAGGAATGTTCTCGGCGGCAAGACCCAATGTCTTGGCAGAGGTCGGGTCTCCAGTGTTGTTGGCTAGTTTTACTGAAGCCTTGTTGCCTTGAGCCTGGAAGAGATAGACCGCTTGTCCCTTACCGATTGTGGTGGACTCAGCGTTGACCACATACGCAAGAAGACTCTGGCCGATCTGGCTGGTTACGTTGCCACCAACCATGCCCATCTGAGCGGTTCCCGTGGCTCCATTCCAGTAGAGTCTGCCAACAGCGTTAGCGACAGTCGCTCCAGTGTCTAGGTCGTAGTAGTCCGCAGTCCCTACACCACCAGTAACCCCCAGGAGAGAGGTGATGTCAGTGTTCGCTCCAGAAGCAGCAGCACCGAGGTTAGTCCTTGCTCCAGAAGATGTAGTCGCTCCAGTGCCACCTTCAGAGACTTGAACCTGATCACCCGTGAGCGAGAAGGCTCCTGTAGCACTCAGCGTAGCTACAGCGACAGACCCGCCAGTGATCGCAACCGAGTTAGCCGCCTGGAGAGACAGACTTCCCAGACCTAGATTCGTCCTGGCAGTAGCCGCGTCTGTCGCACCAGTACCGCCCAAAGCAATAGGCACCGTGTTCAGCGAGATCACCGATCCCGTGATGTTGATCGGAGACGTACCAGAATAGACCGAATAGCCCACAGGACCGAGCGTTTGGGTCGTCCCGTCTGAGTAGGTCACCACCCAGTTGATATTCGCTCCTGAGCCCGTTTGAGCGATGTTGCTGACCCCTCGGCCTGCAACACCCCGATCTATCGTTACGGACACATCCTGTCCGCTGACGGTCACTTCGTAACTCATGTGTTCACCACCCCGTCAGAACGTACAAGGAACATCAGGAAGATGATCACATCCTCCGCAGGGCTTGTGCCAGCAGGAAAACTGATCTTGATCCTGCCTGTGAAACAAGCAGGGTTCTGGTCGTTGATCTCGAGATCAGGATCACCAACCAGCACCCAGGTTGTGTCGTCAATGGCAACCGTGAACGTGCCAGCCGCATCCACGCGGTTAGAGATCGTCAGGTTGATTGGAGTCGGAGTCGGCGTGTAGTCGCTCAGATCAAACGACAGACCCCTACGGGTATCCTGAAGGTTTGAGACGACTCGACGAACGATCTGAGCGTCAATCGTGCAACCAGTGAGATTGGTTGCAGTGCCAGCGTTCTTAATTGACAGATTCCAGTAAATCTTTTGCTGGTAAACCAACTCAGAAGACAGAATCTGATTGTTGAACCCTGAGACTTGGTTCAGGGTGTTCTGGGAGAAAACTGCCATCCCGGTACTCCGGTTAACCGCCACCTACAGACTTGCAGGCCAGCGAGGCTAATTGATTCTATTGCCTTGATCTGATCAAGTCAACGAAGTGCCAAAGGTCTTCTTGTCGGAAGACTCCAACAGGCTTGTTAGGTGCCCATGATGGATTAGCGCTCATCAACTCTGTGTAGTCTAGTTGATCTGCTTTGATCACTTCGCCTGTCATGGAGTTTGTTTGCCCAGGCGTATCACAGATGACATAGGGCTCATAAGTCTGCGATGGAAATGGTTGGAAGACTCCATCAACAACTTGTCCTTTACCGACCAAAAGCCTGACAAATGAATTGATGTTGTGCTCAAAAGAAATGATGTCTTCAGTGACTGTTTGCTCTGGAATGGTTTGTGTTCTCATGTTGTCCTCTTAAACGTAACCAGGGAACCACACAACGGCCCCACTGTTTGTACTTACTTTAATCCAGGCCGCACGATTGTTTGGATCAGTTGGAGCGGTATTGTTGTTTACATAATAAAGATATTCGCTATTAGTAGTTCCTGATGCAATTTCCACAAATGCCGACGCGTGTTTTCCATCCAACTGATCTGCGTTTAGGTTAGTGACCAATGTTGTATTGGTCATCGTCATTGGGCCTTCAACAGAAAGCGCAGTACCTGAACCCGTGTTTTTAGCTACAACTCCAATTGCGGTAGATGTTGTTGCTATACCCTGAACACCAACACTTGCTCCAGAGCTATTTGTGTATCCATAAACACCAAAACTTACACCAGTTGTTTTGGATTGACCTAGCACACCAATGTCAGCAGTCCCAGTTGCGTTGGCTTTTAATGCCATACTCAACGCAAACGCTGTGCTTGTATTGCCTGTAAATTCTCCCGCGCCGTTACAGTAGACATTTCCTGTAACAGTCATGGCCGATCCATCCCAAGTCAAAGACTGAGTTGATGAACCGATTGAGAACTTATAAGCAGCACCTGAATAACCAAGGAAAAAGCCAGTTCCTGTGTTGTATGCGGTCTGGCCGCCCTTGATGTGGCCTGACGTATTAATAGTCAGAGCATCTTGAACCGTCAAAGCTCCGGTGTTCACCGTGATGGCAGAAAGCGATCCAACCTTCAGAGTAGACAGGTAAGGCACATTCCAAACCGTGTTTCCTGTTGTTGGATCATATACACCATCACTTTGATAAACAGATTGACCAGCAATAATAGTCGGCGCAGTCGCAACCCAGTTTTGATTTACACCACCAATAGTCGCGCCCCAAGAACCAGCAGGGGGGAAACTTGTGCTACCAGATGTTGTTATCGTGGTTGGTGTTGAATTGAGACTTGTAAGATCAGTTGAGGTATAGCAAATACGAGAAGATGCGCCGTTAGTACCTGCATCACTAAATACAAATTGAAGCTGGGCTGTTGCGGCTTGAATAACACTACCAGACAAATCTTTATATCGAACAGGAACAGTTAAAACCGCAGGGGAACTTGTCATCGATGACGGTATTCCCCATTCCGCATATGTACCGCCATCAGTAATAGAACCTAGAGTTAAACCACCAGTGGTTGTTATGTCTGCGTTGCCCGTAGTTGAACTAGCACCAATTCTCCAAGAATTATTTACAAATGATCCAGCCGAATCTGTTTGTGCAGTGACGAAATTTACTGCGCCACCAGCATTTGAACCATAAAGCCTTGTAATTATTCCAGTAAAAGTTGGAGTTACGCCAGACCTTGGGACTTGAATTGCCGCAGGAGCAAAGGAAGTAACAAAAGAAGTCGCCGCTAAAGTTGCCCAAGAAAAAGCAGAAGATATGGTGGACAACTCTGATGACCCATACTCATTAGATACGCTAAAAGCAAAATAATATGTATCAGTTCCTAAAATTACATCAGTAAATTTAATAGACGCACTAGGAGTAAATGGCTCAGAGTTGGGTGATACTTGAGTAGCCCAGATTTTCCAATCTGCTTGAGATGGAGAAACAACTGTTGTATAAAAAAGGCTAATTGAAGTTACTCGCCCAGATGAAGGGAGTTGGCAAGAAACACTAAATGTTGGAGGATTGTCTGCTGGAAGCTGATCTGAAAATGTAGGAGAAGAAAGAGAGGGAAAATAATAAACGCTTGCCATTAAAGAATTGGATGCAGGCGCAAATTGAGCAACACTTCCATCGTCATAGACGCTTGCGTTGTATTCTGCGGCTTCTAGTCTTGCTCCAAGGTTGCCATCAGGAAGAGAGGCTTCTTGTACCTTGGTGACTCGGAAAAGTTTTGCTGACCAACCGTAGTCTGCATTTGTTACGGATATCACATCTCCCGCGTCTACTTGAATACCTGTGTAAGCAGTAGAGAAAGAAACAATCAGGTCTTCTCGAGCCTGCTCAAGAATACGGTTAGCCAGATAACTAGCTTGTACTGAGTCATTAACCAGATCAAAGCTGGTTGAGTATTTGTTTACTGGCTCATTAGGATAGAGAAGCCCAGCGGGCGTCTGGAGGAAGACGTACTCGGGTTGGTCTTTGTTGTCCTTGAATGGGAATGAAACTTCGATCTGGTTAATAGAAGACGCCAGATCAACAACAGAGACTTTGATTTCTCCAATAATATTGGAGTCATTAAAAGCAAAACTTGTCGATTCTGCCTTGTTGATTACTGGTGCCCACTGACCAGTAGAGGCTTGGTAAGACAACCAAGAGTCACACGCTGTCAGAATGTTGTCTACGTTTTCTAGGACCGATCTTCCGGTGTCAATGACTCCGTTGATTCGATACCTAGCTTGAGTAGAAGAGCCACCACCAGAGGGAGTATAGGTGATCGTGGCGTCCGAGTAAGTGTTTAGAGCGTTGCAGGCAGTCGTATTGACTGAAGCCGCAGGAACAGCTCCACCATAGGTCGTAGAGGTCAGGTAGTCATAAAGCGCATCCCCAGGCTTTGCAACACCAGTTCCGTTCAGTGCGTGTTTGACCTTGAAGGTGACAGGCTGGAGAGAGGTCGTCCCAGCATCCCGGTTATAGATGAGTTTGACGATGGCAAACGCCAGACCATTCATCTGCCGAGTGCCGGTCCAACGTAGGCCAGCAGCAATGTCACTGCCCCCCATGAACGTGGACGGGGAGGTGCCTGTAACGTTGGTGATGGTGCCAGCAGCAGTCGAGGTGTAGAGATTGATGTAGAGGTTTCCAGAAACCTTGGTGTCTACATTTCCATCACCATCAGTCAGGGATATAACTTTAGTTGGATCAGTACCATCAAAAGCGACAAGCCGATCACCGTAGTAGAACTTGGTCCGATCATAAGTGAACTGTCCGTTCGGCGAGATATTGGAAATCGCCAGGACGTAGTACATCGTTTTTTGATCTGTGGACAGCACTGCATCCACAAACGTGCCACCCATCCAGGCGTCACCATAAACGACAGGGATTGAGTTGGTAGAGCTAGGAGGTACTTGTTGCCTAACTCCGTTGTCTACTTGATTTGGAGCCTTCTGGCCGAAGACTCGAGTGATGACATAAGACGCAGCAAAGTTGATCGCAAATGTAGCTACAGCTAGAGCAACCCCAGTAAGTTGAGCACCTACCGCTGCCAATACTATCGATGCTGGCATGTCTTATTCCTTAACAAATGTCGTTTCGATCTTCTTGAAGCCTGGAAGACTTTGCACAGAACTTGTGTGCATGAGCGATGCACATACGATGTCCGCACGTTTCTGTCTAATCAGTTCTTCCGAATGCTTCACAAACTCGAAGAATAGTCTTCCGCCGATTGTGCCCTGTCTGTATTCAGGATGAACCCACCAAGCGACTTCTTTGATCTCTGCGACCTGTGGGCACCAGAAGTTAGGCGTGATGATGGCAGCTAACATGCCTCGCATCTGATCATCCAGCAGGACAAATCCTCTTCCAATGATCAGACTTTCAATCAAACCTTTTACATGATCTCTATTTTGTACTTTGTGATCTCTTAGGGCATCAATAAGTGACTCTTCCGCGTACTTCTTCATCATCTCCGTACAAGCCGGGACGTCGAATTTGGACGCAAAGCGGATCATGCTCCTGAGCCTTCAATATAGTTTGGCTCAATAACATTATTGCTAGGATCGCTAACGCTTCCTGTTTGAGGCGGCGCTCCAAAGTCAAAGTATTGATTGGAGATCGCAGAAACCCGGTTCATGGATGTATCACTAGGATAGTAGAACTGCCAGGACTTCTGGTTAGTCCTGAGTCCTGCAATACGGTTCTCGAGAACCTTCCTCATTGAGGTGCAGGAAATCGTGCAGGTAGCTACGCGAGTCCTAGCCTGATCGTTAAAGTCTTCAGAGATGCCTACAGAGTTGATGATCCCTGTGTATCTCTTAAAGAACTGAGTCGTCGGGCTGGTGATGATCTGGTTGTTTGAATCTAGGAAGCCTCGCCAGATTTCTACCGTGGAGCCTTTGATATTAGAAGACAGGATTAAGCCTACGTTGGTAGGGTCAATACCAGTCAGACTAATCGTGATGTCGTCGGATGTGCTTTTGATGTCTTGAGGAATATCCCCAAGCTGGAGCAGCATCCCGAGGTTAGAGAAGGTGATGCCACTAACCGTAATCGGAGCGGCAGCATTGCAGAATGAGTAAGTCGTCGTTACTGGATTGCCAATCTGAAGCCTGACAAACTCAGCGTGTCTTATATTTGCGCTCGAAAGCGCGTTCATTGTCGTACTCATGGAGCCACGTTCTCCCTAAACACAAAAGGACCGTCCCAGTTCACAAAAGCACCATTGGTCATTGGAGTCAGAGTGTAAGTCGGGCACTGCTCCGCGTACACAGGAAAACTCACCGCAGAGCCAACAGCTGTCAGAGTACCAGTAGAAGGAACGCCGATTACAGGACGGTGGATAGTAGCGTTCACAGTGGCCGCGCCGCCCCTTAGAACGTCCGCAGTGACCTTATAAACGTAAGACCCTAGTTGGATGAAGTCTCCAGCCGCCAGGACGACTACAGAGCTTCCTACAGCGGGTAAGTTTCCAATAGAGATCGTCGTTGCGTTAGCCGCAGGCACAGAAGCCAGAGTCAGCGCCGCCGCCTGGGCACCAGATAGGCCACCGCGATAAGCAGTAAACCAAGAAAGATTGCTGCTAGAAAAAGTGATGTTTGCAGCAGTTTGACGGTCAAGGTTGTCAATCGTCTGAATAACATCTCGGACCTGTGGGTAGTACAGATAGTTATGCGGGACGATGGTGAACACCCAAGGCACTGCTGTCAGGTACTGAGCAGTTCTAATCTGTCCGCCTCTAGAGACTTGTTGTCCTACAGTACGCCGGTTATTCACAGTCATTGACTGCTGAATATCGACTATCGATTGAAACGACATTATGCGCGTCCTCTTCCAATGGCAAGAGACTTGTTAGCGTAGGCATTAGCCGCCCACACCGCTGTACTACTTCCCATGATCCTATCCTCAAAACTTTTTACGTCAATCGCTTGAATGTTGTAGTTGTTAATAACCTGGGAACCACCAACAGAGGATAGAGCGTTATTGGGAACAATAGTCCCAGATGTGCGAGGCACAAACATCTCTGGTCCCTTCTCTCCAACCATGTAGGAAGTCCCCGCGCTAACAGCGCCTCCAGAAGCGCGAGGAATAAGCCCAGAACCTCCTGTAATGGTTCCGCCACTGGCCGACCCAAATGAGAATCCCATAGACCTCAAGAAAGAGTTGAACAGCATCGTTGCCGAGGCTTTCAACTGAATCATGATCAAATCTTGGATGATCGACCTAGCCAAGTCTTTGAACGATAGCTTTCCAGTGCGGACAAAGTTCTCGAGTGCCTTTTCCATGTTCCCAAACACTGCATCGTAGACACGCTGGGTGGCCTTCAAAGAGTCCTGCATAGAGATGAACATCTCTTGCATACCTTGGTTCCTTCGAGCCTGGGAGATCAATAGATCGCGCTTCTCAGGGCTGAGATCAGGATTAGCCATGATCTCTGCGATCTTTCTCTGAGTTTCCAACTCCAGCATGGCAATCTGAAGTGCTTTGTCAGAGGCTCCGATCAGAGAACCTTTGAGTTGCAGTTTCTGCATTTCGTACTCAAGGCTTTCCTTTTCTACTTGACCCGTCTGAACTAACTGGTTGTAAATCTGATCCCTGCGAGATTGCTCTTGAGCAAGATCATTCATGGCCTCATCAGCAAGTTTCTGACGGTCAGCCATTTCATCTGCGTAACGCTTTCTTGCAAGGTCACGTAATTGCTTTTGCTTATCCTGCTCAATTTGAATTAACTGTTGAGAAAGTAGTTTTGCATTTTGCTCAACAAATACATCAGCTTCTGCTTGGTTCTTTTTTGCCATTTCGTTTCTGGCAAGGAATATCTTTTCTTGAGCGTTTAACTCAATAGTCATCATGTCATTCGCAGTCATCCTACGAAGATCATATTGATTCTTGACTATTGCTTGATCAATCTCAAAAGCAAGCTGTCGGCGCTTTTCGCCAAACTTAACCTCATCGTTGATTGCTTGCGTATCCTGTTGTGATTTCTTTGCTGCTTCTTCACCGGCTTGCATCTTGTCAAGAATTGCTTGACGTTTGGATACAAACTCCTGAAAGCTCTGCAATAGTTTCCCGTAGTAAACAGAGTCAGGATTGGCTTTATTAAGTTGATTTGCCGCAGCAGTGATGAACTGGTTTATCTGATCCAGTTGCTCTTCAAGTGTTTGTGGCCGCCCTATATTAAGAAGAGCATTCCAAGCCGCACTAGCCGCGTTCTTAAGTTTCGTCCACGCGCCCTCAAGCGTTCCCACTTGGCGCTCTTGGTCTTGAAGTTTCTTATACAGCGCATCAGCAGCAACCTTGGCCGCTTCTTGAGCCTTGCCTTGCTTATCAAGCAGAACAATGTGCTTGTATTGCTCAAGCGTAAGGAAATTCATCCTGTCATTGAGCGACTTGATAGAGGACGCGCCGCCATCAAAAGCAGGGATTAATTTTTGTGCAACCTCAGTAGCAGTTTCACCAGACAACTTGGTGACGTTAGCAATAGCCTGGGCGACAGAACCTAGAGATTGATCTGTGAACTTCCCAGACTTGACCAACTCCATCAAGATGTCTTTGGTTTTGCCAATAGACAAGTTGGTCTTTGTGCTGACCGTATCGGCCAGATCAAGGAAGGTCTTTTGAGTCAGGTTGGCGTAATTGCCTGTCAGGATCAACTGATCTCTGAGTTCTGCTGCGTCTCTAGCGCCTTGATAAAACGCAACTCCTAGTACACCAAATCCCGCAGCAAGCCCTGTGATCGCCACCTTCATCGGCGTGATCATCGCTGCCAGGGCTTTGAACATATTGCCTATGCCGCCGAACTGATCCTTCAACTGACCACCCTGCTGAAGCAGAGCGATCATGGCGTTTTGTCCTGATGCGATCTGAGTTACAAGGTCGGTAGTTTGGTAGGTGATAGCAAGTTTCTGCTGCTCAGACAGAACCCCCATCGTCCGCTTGCCTGCCGCAGACACTTCATCGTAAGCCTTAGCCTGGGCAAGAAGCTGTTGCTGAAGAGCAGGAGCCGCGTTCTTGAATCTACCTGCGGCAATCTCACGCTCAATCTGCGTTACCTTGGAAACCTCTTTGCCGTAGTCCTCAGTGGCGTATTTAAGAGCAACAATCTCTTTAGCCGCAGCATTAGATTCCCGAGTAATGGCCGCCTTGAGATTTCTAGTCTCAGCAATAGCCTTGTCAACGTCAGCAGTAAATGACGCAGTATCAAGACCAAGAACGACACCAAGTCGAGCAATGTTGCTGGATGCCATTACTTCTTCCTTCGATTCAGTCGCTTCGCGTAAGCAGGGATTATGTAAGCTAACTCGCTCTTCAGTGCGCTAAGTACAGTCTCTACTTGAGCATCCAAAGACGGTCTTAGAAACGGTTGAGGGTTGAGCTTACTTGTCCCAAACTCCTGAGCCAGAGACACTGCGCTCTTCTTGACCGAAACAATCGCAATAGCCGCGTCCGTCTCGTTGACGTACTTGGACATCTTGTCCCTACCGTGAGGGATTCTGGCGTCTAGCTTGACCGTGTCTCTGAGGTGGATTGGTCCGGTGTTGCTTTCATCATAGGGAGCAGTCTGCTCAACCCGCTGATACACCGGCACCATAGCATTACGCGCCGCCTTTACGAGGGTGTTTCTCGCAACTAGGTCAGCGCGATAGCCTTGAGCCAAGTCCCGAAGTTGCTGCTCAAACTCAGCAAATCCCTCTAACTTGACCCCTCGCTCATTGGGTATGTACGCCAAACAACTTCTCCGCGCCTGGGGCCTGAGCCATGAAGGAAATCAGATTGTTGTTGACGGCAACCTTTTGTTCCTCTTCCGTCAACGGAGGAACAATGTACTCATGGGTTGAAGGAAGAATATCCTTCATCTCAAACGCTTTGTTCCCTTGTCGGAGTTTAGCGTTTAGGTTCCCAGTAGCAAAGCCACTCAAGGCTAACAGCATAGCCTTGTTCCCCAGATAACCGTCATGCAGCATGATCTCAATGTTCCGCATGTCGTCTGCTGGGATGTTGTCAGGACACCCACCGTGAGCCCAGACGTAAGCCCGAGCCTGTGAGTAAGTGTCCCTTAAGAGTTTTTTCGGGAGTCCCCGTAGGAAGGCTGGATAGCCTCTTGGATGCCCTTGATCATTTCCAGTTGAACAGTGAAGGGCATTTCCTCTTCAATCTGCTCATAGGTCAGATCATCAAGATTCCCTTCGATGGGAACCAAGAGCCGGAACATCTCGACAATGCGGTTCTCGACCTGCATAGCGGTGCGTACAAGCTCTTTTGTGGACCGACCATCCACATATACGTCCCCGTCCTTTTCCTCGCCTTGTAGGCCATTTACAGCCTTCTCGTAGCGGGTTTGGAACTTGGACTCATCAACCTGTTCAATCCTAGCTTGCATGTCCTCCATCTCTTTGGACAGAGGAACACGAACCTTGAAGGTCTTGCTCGCCAGGACGAACGACTTGATGCGAAGGGATGACGTATCCCCGAATGCTTGGGAGAGCTTCATATTATCTTGGCTTTATGATGTGTTGATAGATGGAATCGTTGACACGAACCGCGAAGTCCACCACTTCCTCGGGGCTCATCGTGTTGGCGTGGTTCTTTGCGATCTCATGTGCAAGGCTCACCGCAGTAAGCCTTTGCTGAGTAAAACCAAACCAATCTTTTCTTGTCTCTGCTTGGGCGATTAAGAACCCAAGCAGATCATTCGTGTTTTGTATTACTGTCACTTTAGTTGTTCACCCAGTTGTAGAGACCAGCCCTCGGATGGATCGTGAACATGGCTTTTGCTTCTGCTCCAGGCTGAGAATCAATCTGGAAATTAGAAGCCCGCCCAGTAAATGAATAATACACAGTGTTGCTTCCTTCTGTGGCGGCAATCACATAGGTGCGATCAATCGTACCGCTATAGGAATCTGCCCTCATCTGCAACAAACCGGCATCAGAAGGATTCCAAGTGGCAGTAATGGTCATTGATGTTCCAGCCGCTTGAGTAGGCATCTTGTCTGATTGCCTTGCCCCAGCAACAGGGAATGAAACTGAAGCATCATCTTGACCAAATGCTGGAATAGTCTGGATGTTCAAAAGATTAGTAGCAAATGTAATTGCTTGCACTTGTGCCAGCGTTCCCATCTGCGCTGCGGTCAATGCAGTAGGCGTACCTCCAGCAGACGTATACAGCACAAATGATTGAGTGCCAGCAGGAGGGGTTCCAGTTACAGTCAATGCGCGAGTGCCCCCGTTGTATGAAACGATGGGGTATGAGGTGCCAGCAATAAAAATTGCGCCAGTGTAGAAATTAGTTACTGCGCTGGCAGTCGTGCCGTCAGCAAATGTTGTTGGCAACGTAATTACTGATGCGGCAACAGTGCCACTACCAGTAACTTGGTTGTACTGAAAATACATGGATGCCGAGAAACCCGGCAAAACCTTGTTTGGCAGAGCCATGATTTTCCTTTAGGCGTTGTTAGACCAACCGTACTGGTTCCCACGGGGATGAATCGTGAAAACAGCCTTGGCTTCTGCACCGGGTTGAGCATCGATCTGCCACTGAGACACGCGACCGTTGAAGGCGTAATAAACGATGTTTGCGCCTTCAGTAGCAGAGATCACGAACGTGCGGTCAATAACACCGCTGTACGCATCAGCACGAAGCAACAGCAAAACCGAGTCAGTCGGATTCCACGCGGCAGTGATCGTGAGCGAGGTCGGAGCGCTCTGGACAGGCACCTTGTCGGACTGACGCGCACCAGCAACCGAGTAGTTCGCCACAGCATCGTCTTGACCAAACGCAGGAACTGCCTCGACGTTCATCAAGTTACCAGAAACCGCCAGAGGGCTGACGCTTGCAACCAGAGCAAGCTGTGCAGTGGTCAGAGGAGTGGGGGTGGCCGAAGGTTGTGCGTACATCGCAACACTGAACCCAGGCAGAATTTTGTTTGGCAGAGCCATGATTTTCCTTTCAAGTTGGGATATCTAGTGTGCAGTCCAGAAAGACCTGGGCCATCTTTTCTTTGTCGTCATAGGAATTGTATAGCCAAAACACATCTGCCTTGGCAATCCAAAACCCATAAGTCGACCCACCGAAGATTCCGGTGTAGCCATGCAAAGATTGTAGTATCTGGTTACTGATTGTGAAACCGTCTTCCATTCCCTGAGTGAAAATAGAGATTTGGAAGACAGGTCGATCTATACCTTTGTTTGCTTGGTTTCCACCTGTATACACTTCTTGGTGGACGTTCCTAAGCTGCCAAGTAAGGAACTTAGGCTCTAAGGCAAAGTTACGGTTGAAAGCAGAATAGACAGGAACCGGCGTGACGATGCTAGTCAGGTGAGCCTGAATCGCCTTAGCGTAGTCAACCGGGTTCTTTTGCGATGCCATCAGACTGCCGTTACAGGATCATTGCGGAAGCACATCAACCGGACATGCTGCCTGCTGTTGTCTGACTTTGCGTCTTCAATCCGCCAAGAATCTCCATCATAGGTGATGGAATAGTTACCTGGGTCTTCAACGATGGTTCTGGCGTTTGGAGAGTAGTTAATCTCAAACTCAGTAATATCGTGATAGTCACGATACTTGTCTGAAATCTTGATTGCACTGTTGACTTCGTGAATCTTTGCTCGAGTCTTGAACCATAAAGTCTGCGTTACGCCTTGCTCACCAAATGCCGACTTGGTGAAGGAAAGCGTATTGATGCTGATAGTTTCAAAACGAACGATAGTCATTAAAGTACAAGTGATTTATAGGGCCTGAGCAAAGAAGAGACTCCGAACGGAATCTCCCGAATGATCTTCTCAGTAGTGTTTGACCTGTTGTTGTACAGGTGCATCAGCATCAGAAGACTTGCCTGCTGCACAACAGGATAGTTCGCTAGGTGACTCGCATCTACGGTGTATTCACAATAGACCGGGCTAGTTCTTCCGGTGTTCAGGTCAGTCGGCAGAGTTGCAACAACTACCTTGTTACCCGAATCATCGTAGTAATAACCATTGCTTGCTACTGTTTGCAGCGTGTTTGAGGCATCCCAGTACTTCACCGCATCCACGGTAACAGACTGCGACACCTCGGGCAGATCAAGCGTCAGCGGAGTCCCTGAGAGACTTCCTGCGTTGTAGTAGACCCGGTACTGGCAAGGAAACATCGATTGACCGATGTAGTCCTCAATGACCATTCGTGAAGCCAACTCCAACCCATACAGAAGATCGTCCTGGGACGTATCACCGTACAGGTTAAGTTGGTCAGCAACAGTGGTCAAAGGAATCCAAGTGGTCGAGACATCCCGACCAATCTGCTCAACCTTTTGATAGTTGAACGGATTTCGATTCCCGCCAGTTTGGTATTCCATTACGCACTCATCCGAACGCCAGCAAACGGATCACGCACCGTGGAGACAACCTTCTTCTCCGCGTACATCGTAATGAAACCTGGGGCGCTTTGTTCCATCATCTGCACTGAGAACTCGTTGGAGTCGCCAATACACAGGAACCGAGGCCAGTTGGCTAGGTAAATCGGGAATGCGGCTGACAGGTAAGGATTAGGAATAACAGGCCAGCCAAAAATCCGACCAACAGCACCACCGTCATCTTCACCTACCTCCAGCAGGACAGGAAGACCCTGCAAGTCTTTCATCTCGCGCAGAGACTCAATCATTGAAGGCCGGATGTGCCATGCAGTCCCAGGCATAGCCCAGTACTGTCCTGGCAGGCGAGTCGTCAAGGCAGCGATGTCGTTGTAGACAACACCACCAGCAGTCTGTGCTTGGGTGGACAGGGAGTGAATGCCGTTCGTTATGGCCGTTCCAGACGTTCCAAAAGCCGCCGTAGCAGCACTGGTATACATATCCAGCCCACGTAGCCCAGCAGTGGCTCCTGTGGCCGTTGTGGTCGATCCTGCTTGATCGTTGTTGACTGCCATCGACGCGGCTTCCACCTGACTCCACTCCATCATCAGGTCTTCAACCAGAGCCGCCTCAAGAGCGTTTACATCGCTCAACACAGCAGACCGGATAGGGAGGGTGGCCGATACAGACCGAACAGGAAGTTGCCAAATACTGGTATCCACGTTAGGACTACCAGCATTGGAACCTGGGGTGTAGCCCCAAGGGGTTGAACTCAGCGCATTGCCTACCTTAGCGGCAAACAAAGCATCTGAGCCCACAATTGGAAGGGGCCGGTATGCCATCCGGAAAGGATTGACATACCGGGCCGCTGCAAAAGCATCATCGAAAGTCGTCCGTCCACCTTTTCCGGTGCCAGAACCAGTAAGTGCCGAGGCTTCAGAGATGTCAATCTTGACCTTCCGTTGCTCATGGATTGATTTCTTGATTCCGTCTAGGACTTTTTCGATCATGGCTTTTCCTTTTAACGGGGGCCTAAGCCCCCTTCCCATTAGGCCGCTGCGGTGGCAGTCGAGCGATAACGGATCAGTGCGTTGGGATCGCGCACCGAGGTTCCCAGACGCTTCTCACCGAAGAATGTGATGAAGCCAGGAGCAGTCTGGTCGTAGCGACGAACCACCATGCTCAGACGATCAATGATGGTATGGGACTTCTGCCAATCGCCGAAGTACATCGGGTAGCGAGAAGCAGTACCTGCGGCAGCGGTCGTCGGCTGGCTCGGGTTGTCGAGGTACTTGTTAACCACCACATCAAAGCCCAGCAACTGACCCACGATACCGTCAACGCTCAGACCTTCATTACGATTGAAGATCGGTGCGCCTTGGGTATCACGCAGAGCGCGAATGCCGTTCAGCAGGATCGGGTTGACCATGATCTTGCAAGCAGGAGTCCAGTATTCCTGAGGCAGTGCGTAGATCATGTTGATGACGTCGGTATAGATGACGCTGTTAGCGCCAACCGTATTGACGTTGGAGGTCAACTGGTCGTAGGTAGCAAGGTTATGCAGACCAGAGGTCGAACCCGTACCGGACGTACCGAAACTTGCTGCCGAGGTTGTGCCACCAGCGTAGGTAGCATTCGCACCAGCGTACTGATCCAGACCGCGCAGACCGTCAGCACCACCAGTGGTCACCGAGGTGCCAGTGCCGCTTTGGTCGTTGTTCTGCACCATCGACTGAGCTTCAGCCTGGGCGAACTCCATCAGCATGTCGTCAACGACAACCGCTTCCAGACCATCGATGTCGTCCAATGCGGAGGTTCTGATGGGGAATTGGACGTTGATGTCCTTCAGCACGATTTGCCAAATGGTCGTATCTTCCGTAGTGGAAGCGCCGTTGTTCTGGATGCCGTAGCCCCACTGAACGCCAGCGTTGCCGGTCTTCACGCGGAACTGATAGGACGAACCATCAGTCGTCACCGTGCGAGACAGGCCGCGCATGGGGTTAGCCAGACGCAGCGCAGCGAACACCGGGTCATAAGCGGTACGACCACCCTTGCCATCACCACCAGCGGTCAGCGCAGATGCTTCCTTCAGGTAGGCATTCATCTGCTCTTCGCTCTGGAACATCACCAGTTCTTTTTCAAACTGGCTCTTGCCATTCGCGATGGTCTTCAGTTGCTCACGCACATGACGGTTCACATCCTGGCGAATCGTCTTGGCAGGAGCCTTGATGATGCCGGGGGCCTGAACGGAGGCGACCTTAGCTTCCAGCGCAGCAATCTTCTCGCTGACTTCAGCCTTCACCGACTCAACGGCGCTTTCGAGCTTGGCGGTTTGCTGGGCTTCGATCTGATCCAGCTTTTCGAGGATAACGGTAGACATCTTCAACCTTTCAGTTTTTGGGACAGGACGCGGAGCAACTCACGCTCTTCAAGAGCCTGGAGGATTTCCGCTTCATTGGTCACTTCCGCGTCAGACTCACTCTGGTGCGGCGCAGTAAGCTCCTCTTTCACAGCATCACGCTGCTCCAAGACTTGCTTAAAAGTAGACGCGGCAGTGACCGCATCTTTTCGGGATAGCCCTGCCTCACGCAGAGCCGACTCCAGAACCTTGAGATCAGCAGAACCGTCAGGCCGGAAGAACTCCAGCTTCTTGACTTCTGCCATCGGGTTATTCGGATACATCACTACGGACACCTCCCGCAAACCACCGTTGGTGATCTGGAAGTACCCTTCGCCCATGTCGTCTTGATTGCACATGGACCCGTCTTCTTTGACCATGCAGTATTCGTCTGCATAGGCACCAACAGACACGCCACCAAACATATTGGGGCTTTCGGTCATGATCTGATACAGGTCAGAGCCACTGGTGGTGTTGACGAACAACCTGCCACTAGCGTTCATGCCCTCATCATCGAACTCAAAGTTTGTCCACTCACCAACAGGCATACTGTCGCTGTTGTGATTCAGGAACATAGGCAAAGGCTTGCCCATCTTCTGGAACTCTTGGGCCCAGGCAGAAAAGCCTTCAGGACGGTAGTAAAACTTACGACCGTCCGCGCCCTCGCGGGCTCCCCACGTAGTGACGCGGGCTTCAATCTTTCCGGTCTGCTCCTCGGACTTTTTTTCCGGCAGGTTTAGACTTGCTTCGCAGACCAGTTGGACTTGCTTCATTGATTGCCCCTAACTTGATGACTTGATTATCGTCTTTTATCTTGTGGGCAATAACTTTTGACCTATTCGCAACTGATGCCGCCAAGATGCGAAGATAGTTCACTGATTGCATCATACACCTTTTACATCATTGCCAACAATATGGCAAATTCTTCGTCATGTAGATTTTTAGTAGATGATGTAATCGCAAGTCCTACACCCGACGCCAAATTATTGCCATACACCACGCATTCTGCATCTACTCCAATTGACCCGATTGCAGATGGTTTACCAATATTTGCCTTTACTTTGACAGGCTGAACGTAGACGCTTGCATCTTGTTGTTCTTCCTTTTTCTTGGGCTTGTTATAAGGTTCAATGAACCTATAAGAGCCGCCGCCACCTTGAGGAGGAGCAGGAGGCTCTTCCTGCCCACCGAAAAGCAAGCCTGAAAATAGCGCTCCACCAAGAAGACCGTTTCTAAGCAGCATCGATGATAGGCGTCCCATTGCCCTGCGCGTCTGGGCTAAAGGTAATTCTCGGCGTGACTCCGTCTTGACCAAGATATTCTTCTGTGCCCGAGCCAAGCCCAGAACGGGCACCAGCAAGCGCAGCTAGAACTACGCGCATGATCTCCTCTGCCGTGAGCGTCTCAAGAGGCGTTGACCATACCTCGGCAGCAATCGTGGCAGGGCTGGCTCCACCTCCAGCGCTATTCAAAAGTTCCCCCATGCTGCCTGGAGTGTTGTAAACACTAGCTAGTGATTCCCAAACGGCGGCAGACAGCGATTGCGGACTCAACTCTGTAAAGGGTGTGATATTCCCAGATAGATTGCCCGTGGCTCGAGGTGTTGCGCTGGCCGTGAACTGCACCAGAGTAGTTCCAATGGCATCAACGATGGCCCCAAGCGTGGCGTTGTTGACCGTAAACGAGAAGGACGTACTGCCAGATGCGGACAGGGCACCAGCCAAGTTGGCTGCAAGGCTAAACGTGATGGACGTTGAACCTGACGCCGAGACGATCAGTTGCCCATCTGCCGGGTTGACAGTAATCGTGACCGTCGAGTCGCCGCTGATGTTGACGCCCGCCGCGAGGTTCAGCGTACCCGGCGTGACCGTCACCACGCACTGCGTGAACGACGACATCGCCCCCGGCTTGTACGGCAGCACCCACGACGATGGAGCCAAGTGCCCGCTGGGGATGCCCGCCAGCTTGGACGGAATGCCCTCGCCCACGGACTGGTTCATCCGGTCACCACGCCCCCACATGCTGCGGAAAGTTCCAGGCGAGCCGCCGATCTGGCGCAACGGAAGCTGCGCCAGGAGCGTGGTGTTTGTCTTGAGAGCCATGAGCCCGATCAACCCCAGCCGACCTCGACCGCGCCGTAGAAGTTGGTGCTTGCCGCCGTGGCCGCGCCCGCGAAGTAGAGCCACGTGAGGCAGGCACCGTCCATCACCCGAGGAAGGCTCGGCAGTTGGTTCAGCAAATCACGCTCGGCAGCGACGGACACGGTGGTCAGCGGCAGCGTGAGCAGCGGGCGGGCAAGGCACAGCGCACCGGTGCCGGTGTTGGCAGCAGAGAACGTAACCGTCGCCACCGTGGACACGCCCGTGTCGCCCGAGGCCAAAGGAAGGAATGGGCCGTAGTTGTTGGCCGCCGTGCCGCTGTGACTGATGTGCCCCACGATGCCGGAAGCCGTCATGGCGACCGTGACCGGCAGGCTGCGCCCCGAAGTCGGCACCGTGTTGCTGTAGCTCAGCGCAATGTTCTGCGCCGTGGCGCCCGCTGCAGCGGTTTGCACCCAGAACAACCTGCACCCGGCCCCTTTGGTGTAGCGCAGAGTGGGCGTGCCCGTGAGGGTTTGTGCCGTGGCGCTGTTATTGCTGATACCGGGCCAGTAGCCCTGCAAGTCCACCAGCATCAACTGTGCCGGGACACCCGTGGCAACGGAGGTGATGGCGCTGACGTTCAGGACGTGCTTCGTGTCAGGCGAGACATTCCCGCCATGCGGCAGGCCGAAGATCTGCGTGCCGTTGCCGGTGGTTTCGTCGCAAGTTCTCCACGCCAGCGCAGTGCCCGCAAAGGCGTTGGCGACAGGCGTTCCGGCCAGTCCGCTGAAGTCATACCAACGGCCTGCGGTGTAGGCTGAACCGCCCGTGAGTTTGTTCCAGTCGGCGCGGTTGAACTTGCCGCTTGTGATCTCGTTGACGAGATCGTCCATTGAACTGAATGGCATGGTGATTCCTTACGGTGTCCAGATGAATTGCGCCTGCCCCACCATCGGCAACAAGGCGCTTGTATTGGTGGACAGGTTGTAGATGTAGTTGAGGAACGCGCCGTCCAAAATGCGCGGCAACGCCGCCTGCTCGCGCAAAAAGTTTTTCTCGACCGTTGACGACAACTCGTTGGCGGACATCGTGAACAGCGGCTTGGCCAACAACATCACGCCGAACCCGCCCACGCCTGCCGCAAGCTGCACAGACTGCACAGACCGCACGCCTCGGTCACCATCGGCCAGCGGGAAGAACGGCCCTGCAGAGCCCCCGGAGGTGCTGATCATGTTGGGTCCAATGACACCAATGCCGCCCGAGGCTCTGTACGCTGTCGTAATGGTCTTGGCAACGCCGTCTTGGTTGGTGTAGTTGATGGTGATGTTCGTGGCAGTGCTTGTTCCAGGCGTTTGCATCATCATCAGCATCCGCACACCCTCGCCGTCTGTGTATCGCGGCAAGGTCACATCGTTGGTCAAGTCTTGCTGGTCGGTGTTGTCCAGGTCGATGTACGGGTAAAACAGCAGGTAGTCCAAAAAATACACCGAGGCCAGAAAGCCCCCGGTGCCGCCATGCGTCAACGACATGCTGAGCAGATACCGCTCCGTGCTGATGCCAGGGCCGACATAGATGCTGTTGTTGCGCTGGCCGATAAGTTGCGTGGCCTCCAGCGCCGCGCCTAGGTAGGCGTTGTAGGACGGCAGGCCGGTGCCGACGCTGAAATCACCAAACGGGTTGGTGCCGAAACCACCGTAAACCGATGTGCGAATGAAATGCTGGATGTGATGCCGCCCTTGCTCGACGGCAGCAGCCACCTCGGCAACGGACCTAAACGGCATCAGGGTTCTCCAGCGGGGCCCACTCCACCTCGTCGGGTGACCACTCCACGCCCCCGTCAGCGTGCTCTGAGCACTGAGACAACTCGGTGTCGGTCAGCGTCAGCAGCTCACGGCAGTGGGCGCAGCGGTACACCACATCAGTCCACCGTGGCGGTCATGGCACCAGCAGCAAACTGCGGCTGAATGCCGTTGGAGATCGACAGGCTGGCGTTCAACGCACCCTTCAACAGCAGGTTGCCGGTGCCTGTGGAGTCCGTGCCGATGCCGAAGTGCGTGGCCGTGGCGGTGCCCGCCGTACATTGACCGAACTGCACCAGCGCGGTGTTGGCGATGGTGGAGGTTGTCCGCGTCCAACCGCCTGCCGTGCGGTTTACAGCCACGCGGGCGTAGCCGGTGTAGCTGATCTCGTTGGTGCTCTGGTTGCCCGCCTCGCCGGGGTCTGCGCTGTGCAGCGAGATGTAAAACGAACCCGCCGTGGCAGAGTTCTGCAAGCCAGCAGCGTCCCCAATGTTCGCCCAATCAACGTTGAGAAACAAGAGATCGAGGAGTGCCTGCTCGGCAGCGTTGGTCATGCTCATAGTGGACCCTTTCGATGTTTAATATTTAGCCTATGCTAAACCAATGTGTTGGGTAGGAAACGGAAAATTTACCGTTGATGCTCTTTGTTGCATTTGGAAAAGCAAACACAGCAACAGCACGATTTTCCTTGCTTGCGTTATACACAAGACAGCCTTGGGCCTGAATGCTGCAATTCTCCATAACCACATCAGCGAACTTGACCGCGACACCGTGCTGCGTAGGAGTTAACTGCATGTCCTTTAGGACTACTCCACCGGGCGCATAACCCTGACCAGAGCATTCTCCCATAGGATCATAGGCTTTTGTGTCTTTGTTTAGCTTCGCACCTGTCTTATAAAGTGCCATGCGGTATTCGTCCTTTGATGAATGAACTCCATCCATCAATTCCATGATGAAACTTCTGCAAGTAGCAGAGTTAATCATGCTCGAAGGTCTCCGCACCAACAACCACACCATCCTCGTTGCGGATCAGTTTGATCGTCTTGGGTTTTGACGGCTTATCCTCTTGCTTCAGGTTCATCTTGATCTCCATCGGCTCACTTTTCACAGTGATGTTGGGATTCATCGTGAACTCTGGTTGAAGAGCAATAACCTGTTCCGTAGAACCGATGTTCATCCTAGACCGCTGATTTCCGCCGCCGCCTCCAGTGTCTTGAGGGCTTGAGCCTGGGATGGTTTCGTCCTTCTTGTCCTGAACCAACTCATCGCCGCCTTCGATGTTGGACATTCCGAGGTATTCCCGAGCTTCGTTAGGCGTCAGGATGCCACCAGTGACACCAGCCTTGGCGAAGTTCATCTGATCCAGCGGAGCGCCCTTCAGAAAGTTCCGGGTGTCAAACTCGATGCAAAGGCTAGGGTACTGGGACAGCAGATGCTGCTTCAGCTTCTGTTGGATGTTGACAATGATCGGATAGATAGCCGACTTGTAATACTCATCCAGCATGGTCTGAGTATTGTTGTACTTGGACTCTCCAATTCCGATCATGGACGGAGGCACACCAAAGATGCCGCAAATCCGCTTCATCGTTTGGAGCTTCAACTCTCGCGCATCAGCGTCCTGAAGAGTCAGCATCTCTAGCGGCATGTACTTCATGCCTTGATCAAGCAACATGCCCTGACCCGGCTTGGAAGCATCAGTCTTTTGGGAGCCTGTCATGTTCGCCCAGGCTTCCTTCAGCCGAGCAGCTATTTCCTTGTACTTGCCATCAGGGATAACCGACTCGGTTACGAACATGCCCGACGGTTTAGCCCCGTTGAGCATGACGTAGTTAGCGTACAGGTCGATGTCTTGATCAAGGGAGACAAGTTCCGTCGCCAGGATGCCTTTGTTAAAGCCAGCAGAGCCTTGCCACGCCATGTCCTTCATGTGCATGACCTGATGCGAGGCCAGAGGTTCATCCTTAGAAAACCCATACGAAGGAGTAGACAACCTGTAGGACGGATACCGCGTAGGAGTGACCTGAACAGCAATCAGAGTGCTGTCCAAGATGTACATCTCAATCGGAGTCTGGCTAGGATTGCCTTGATCCTTTCTCCACCACAGAGTAAAGGCTTCGCCAGACAACTCATGCCACATCAACCACTGATACCAGAACTCATACTGACTTTGGAAGGCATTAGGGTTCTGAATCAGGTTCATCACCTGAATTGCTTTGGCCTTATTGCGCTCAGAAACACCTTCGCCTTCAATAGCGTCAACGTACTTTCCATCCTCAGTGCGGCACATCACCCGCAGCGGAAGTTGAGCAATAGACCGAGCTTTAGCACCAATACATGACATAACCGTCGAATTTCTCGACAGCATGGACATATCAACAACTCGACCAGCATCATTGACAGAACTGGTCGTTACATACAGCAGTTGGCTGTTTACGACCGAGCCTTGCTTAGTCGCGCCATAGGTGATCTGGTTGCCTAGGGCGGTTTGCCCGAACAACGTATTGGCTTCTTTTGCCGATGTTTTCTTACGAAATACGTCGAAAATGCCCATGTCAGACCCCTTTGGCTACACTTTACCACTCTAATGATCTAAAACCAAATGAATCAGATACAAATACGTTATCTAGGTGGCCGTGGACTGCCATGATCATGGCGATGATACCGTCAACCTTAGCGGATGGGTCCGCTTCGTTCTTCCTAACCTTGATGTTGTCGTTTACATCTTTGTAGACTTCGCAGTTTCCTAACTGCCAACCGACAAAAGGATTGCCATCGTGGTTAATAGCCTTCTTCATAATCAACTCTTCTGTGGCCTTACTTGGGCTTGACAGCATTGCCATGCCCTGGCCGACCTTGACTACAGGAAGTCCGTCCGCGTACAAGTTAGCGACCAGATTAGCCGCGTTGTACGGGTCATAGTTGATCTGTTTCACCTCATACTTTTCACATAGGTTGCGGATATATTTCTCGATTTCCCCGTGGTCGGTGACGTTACCCGGAGTGAACTTGAGAATCCCACTAGCCGCAGCCTGTAGGTAGGTAGGTCGGTAGTGATTTGGAACGAGGTCAAGCGAGTCTTCCGGCAGGAAGAACTGAAACTCCGCAAAGAACCTCTCTTCAGAATACCTGTGTAACGTGCAAATTGCGTTGAGGTCTCGGGAGTGCGCCAAGTCAAAAGCCACAAAGGTGGACTCTGGTTTATCAGTTGGTTTGGCGGATACGGATGCATCCCAGAACCGGCGATCCACCCAAGCAGCGTTTGCAGAGACGTATACATTCAACTGCTTGCAGAGGAACTCGTTGAGGCTTGCAGGCTTTGCTGATGCCTCATCTGCCATATGCTGGATGTGATCAGTAGACACCGAAATCCCGAGCATTGGATTGGCCTTCGCCCAGGTCTTTTGGTCTTGCCAGTTGTCTCCAGCATCGATGGAGTACAGGAGCCCAAACCACCGCCCATTGTCTTCCGCAGCACCCCGAAGGACCGTCCTGAAGTAGTTGAGGTCTTCATAGAACTTGGTTTCCTTAGTGAAGCTGGCAGTCGTCAGATATATCCGAAGAGGATTCTTCCGAGCACCCATGCCCGAATGAAGAACCTCAATAGACGCTCTCTCAGTGATCTGTGCCGCTTCATCTACCATCGCGCAAGATGGGTTCTTGCCGTCGCCTGTTTTCCTATTCTCGCGGGACAGGGCTCGGTAGGTGGAAGTCGAGTCGCCCTGCTTCTTAATCTCGTTCCTGTAGACCAGATACTTCGCGGCCAGATTGGGGTCCATAGACTCCACAATCGCCTTGGATGAGTCAAAGCAGATGGATGCCTGTTCCCGGCTCGTAGCGAGCGTAAATACTTCAGCGCCAGCATCACCAAACATCAACTCATACAGAGCAATGATCGACGCAATCGTCGTCTTGCCTGACTTTCGAGGCACATACAGGATTACGTCCGTCACCCAACGCTTACTGTGATCTGACTTGGCTCGAAAGCCATACAGGCCACAGAGGAACATGACCTGAAACGGCTGAAGCTCAATCGGCTTCCCAGCATCCGGCCCCTTAACGTGGTTGCAGAACTTGACGAACTTGAGGATGTGCTCCGCTTTGGCAGGCACAAACTCATACGGAGCATCCTTGCGTTCCGCCATGTCGAGGAAACGCTGGCAGGCTAGTTGTACGTCCTCGCAAGCCTGGATGTCGCCTCGGGTTACTCCTGCTGCGTATTGGAATGCAGGTTCAAGCAGGCTGGAAGAGTTCATCGACCGTTGTGACCTTGTTGTTTAGTTTCGGGCGTCCTCGAGCAACAAGCCCAAGTTCGCCTAGTATCTTGATAGCCTTGTCGGCCATTTCTGTCCTGATCTTGTACCAAGGACTAGTAGCCGTTCCAGAGTTGTACTGAGTAGTTAGACCCAGTTCTCTGATCATCAGTTCTGCCTCAATCAAACTGTTGACCGTCATCGACAGCGAGCCAATCATAAATTCATCGCTTGGGGTCAGCGGGCCTGTAGACGCCTCGACCTCTTCCCGAATGGCAGTCTCAAACACAGACTTGTCCCAGGTGTTTGGATCGTCCAGATAACCGATGATGTAGCGAGACTTTTTCATGTTAATTCCTTACGCATTTTGGCGTATCTTGTTAAATAGTACACCCAAAATCTAACACAAACGCAGGGAAGTGTTACAGATACTGCTTAGTTTGGTCCCGTGAGAAATTGAC